CTCTGTATGAAGCGCTCCGCTTTTGAAGAGCTAGTCCGCGCAGATAGAACCGCTCCGGACTAGCGCCGACACTGTTCACCTGTTCGCTCTTGCCGACACGCTAGGCCATCCGCTATCAGTCGCGGATGGCTTTTCCATTCCATGGTTGGCTTCGCTACACCGGCGGTAAGCGGAACATGGCCGGACTCATCACAGAGCGCCTGGCTGTCCGCGACTCTTTCACGTCGGCTTGTGTCGGTGGTGGTAGCGTTGAAGTCCAGATCGCTACCGCGCGCCAGCTTTCTTACCTGTGCCTAGCCGATCGTAATCCAGCCGTGAGAAGCTTTTACCGTCACGGTATCGATGAACTATCCGCGCCGTTTTACGCGCGCTTGCCGTTCGCTGTGCTGCGCGATCGGCTGAATGAAGCTGTCGCCAAAGTCGAGAGCGGAGACGCGAGCGCTGAGGGCGAGCTGGCGGTCCTGTTCTGGGCCTACTCGCGGAGGTGCAACAACGGCATCATCCGAGTGAACCTGGAGGGGCGCTTCAATGTGAGCGAGGGGCTGACAGCGCAAGGGCAGCCACTCACCGTATCCGACTTCGACATCACCTACGCAGCGCACCTCGGCGGGCTCCTCCGAAAAGCGCAGCCACGCATTTTGTCTTGCGCCTTCGAGGCCATTGAGTCGGCGCCACCAGGGAGCAGCATCCTCGTCGATCCGCCGTACACAGGCGGCTTCGTCAGCTACACCAAGGAGCGCTGGGGTGAGGCGGAAGACGAGCGACTGTTCGAGGAGCTGGCCAAGTCAAGGAAGGACAAGCGGACGCGCAGTGTGCTGTGCCAGCCCGACTCCCCACTCGCGCGAGAGCTGGCTGCGCGGCTGCTACCGGGCTGGAACGTCGATGTGGTACCGATGCGCCGAAGTGTCAATTCCGACGGCCAAGGGCGGAAGCCGGTTGGTGAACTTTTGATCTGGAGTGGTGAATGAGCGAGAAGAAGCCTGGAGAACCAAAGCCCCATCGATGTGTTGTGGACTTCTGGCACCGTGGGATGCGCGCGGACCTCCACGAGCAGCGCTATCGGCGCGATCGGTACAGCCGCCCGACGTTTCACTGCCCAGGGCTGCTCATGAGCTACGGATTTGACAGTGGCGTAAACGCGGAGGGCGCTCCGACGTGCGGCGTTGTACTGGTCGGAGAGAACGGAGTCGCGTCAGTGTGGCGAGGTGAGGTTCCGCAGGCTTAGGGAATTGCGTCGACAAGTGCGATTCGATCGCCAATCCAACGCATCACTGGAACAGCCATCGAGTTCCCGATGGCCTTGTAGCGATGGCCATCCTTGGTCTTATCGGAAACCATCGTCCAGTTGTCGGGGAAACCCTGGAGGCGCTCGCACTCTATCGGTGTCAGCCTTCGCACTCGATCCGTGAGGATGTAGGCTTTGTCTCCACCGCCCTGGCTCGCGCGTAGCGCCGTGGCGATACCCCCTCCGAGTTCCGCTGTGGCCCCTCCTTCTCGACCGCGTAAGGCGACGGACTGGACAACGAGGTTCGGGCCGAGCGCTGTGTCGCTGTTATCCGGCTGCTTACCGTACGTGGAGGTGAGACACGGAGTTATTCGGCGGACCGTAAAAGGGCGGCCCTGAGAATTTCCGGTAGCTGTTTTCCTCTTCGCTCCGCTCTTCGGAGAATCCCCGCGCACGCTTCCGCGCTCAAAAAGCACTGCGGCGGGACGTCTCCAGTCACCAAGATGTCCGATAACGAACACTCTTCGGCGTCGTTGCGGGACTCCGAAGTATTGAGCGTCAAGCACCCGATATGCGTACCGATACCCGCGTTGCCCCAGTCCCCAGAGGAAGGAGCCAAAATCCCGTCCTCCGTTGGCTGAGAGAACACCGGGGACGTTTTCCCAGACAATCCACCGAGGTCGGTACTTTGCAAGAACTCTAAGATAGACAAGGGCCAACTGGCCACGCGGATCATCCAGTCCTTGCCGGAGTCCCGCCGCTGAGAAAGATTGGCAAGGCGTTCCTCCGACGAGGAGGTCAATTCGGTCATCGGGCCACTCCTGGTAGCGAGTCATGTCTCCATAGTTCGGAACCGCCGGGTACCGGGTTTTCAGCACCGACGACGCAAAGGCGTCGATTTCGCTAAAGAACCGGGGCTCCCAGCCCAGCGGGTGCCACGCCACTGACGCGGCCTCGATACCGCTACAAATGGAGCCGTATTTCATTTGGGTGGCTGCACTACAGCACCTCAATGATGCTGTCGATTCGAGATCCAACCAGCGTGGCTCCGCCAGCGCTGACGGTGACTACGCGAATTGAGCCCCTGTTCACGAACTCCAAATAGTCGTGACGGTTCACGTTGAGCGGGGGACGCACTGTGTCCTCGTTGGTATAAGCGCGCAGCATCCGAACGCAGTCGTCCGCACTTCGTTTGTCGTACACGATAACGAGCACCTTCTCGCCGAGTTCCCTCGCAGCCCACAGCGCCTGCTTGAGTGGACGCGCAAATCGGCTGTATGCCGCATCCGCGACCGTCATACGGGGAGCGAGTTCGATGCGCAAACTGTCGAGCTGGTCGGCGACACTTTTTGGAGTTGTACCCCTGGCCGGGCGATAGATGGCGAGGAGCTGGCGGAGGCGTCTGTTCTCTTTGAGAAAGAAGTTGTCATCTGCCACGGTGGGATTTCGTTCTAAGGGAGAATTATCCACTGGTTGTCTCCTTCTGGTTCTGTTCCAGTTCCATCGCGTCGAGCTTGGCGCTCATCGGCGAGTTCTGGGCTTGTCCATTCAAAGGGGCGATAATCATTCGCCTCTCGAAGTGCTCTTTCTGCATCGATGATGCGCTGTAGTTCATCGGGCTTCCCTTTTAGCCTAACCGAGATCATCGGGCTATTGCTGGTTTCCAGATATAGCCACAGGTAGGTATCATTCTCGTGTTGGTAGGGGTTTTCGATTGTAACGAATACAATTCTGGTGACATCAAGTTGAGCGGCAAGGTTGCAAGCCAGACAGTTCATTATCTGCGCAGGTGTCATTTTGTGCCTCAAGGTAGCAAGCAACGCCCTCTCAGGCCCCTCCGTTGGAATGCCCAGCCGCCTTTTTTCTTCTTCTGTTCGGTTATTCCGTTCGGGAATAAAATAATTTGTGTTCCTCATGCTTTGCTCATTTGTTTGGTTTATTCCCCCAAGTAGCAGCCAGTCACAGCTAACTACTTTTACCGTCTCCCCCGTTCCGGCACACACTCGCCGTGTACGCACTCGTGTTTGTCTTCGCAGTCACGATTGCGCACGCAGGTTGTCCCCTCTTGCCAAATCGACATAAGCAGCCAGGCAAGGAGCCCAGCCGATGCTGCCGAGAGTGCGAAGCCATACCTATCCGTCCAGTGCTGTTTTGGTCGTCGCATTGCTACCTCCAGCCCTTGTTTCTCACTGCGCCGTATCGGACGCAATCCCGATCGTTTGTTCAGTGACGCCGCCCGCCCAGGTGGCTATGCTGCCTCAGACGCCATGACTCGCGCCCTCACCAAAGACCAGATCCGTAAGCTCTACGAGACGGTGGCCCAGCTCAAGGCCGCGCATGTTGTGGCCGCTCGGAGGTCGTCCGCTGCGTTCACGTCCTACGCGATGCGCGATGAGGCGGGGCAACCGCTCAAGCTCGCCGACTTCCACCATGAGTGGCACAAGTTGCTGGCGCTCCACGACCAGCTCATCATCTGGGGGAGTGCTGAAATCGGGAAGACGATTCAGCTCATTTCCTACGTCGCGTGGAAGATCGGTATGGACCCGTCTATCCGCGTGGTCATCGCGTCGAAGACGAAGGTGAAAGCGGCGCAGATCCTCGGGGCCATCGTCAACGTGATGTCGTCTGCGGCGTACCGGGAGGTATTCCCCCACGTCGTCATCATCGGCAGCAACGCCCACACCCTCCGGGTGCTCGGGTACGACGGCAAGAACCCAACGGTCCAGGCGTACCAGTTCAAGGCCCCGATCGTCGGTAACCGCGTCGACCTCCTCATCTTCGACGATATCCTTGACCGGTCGAATACTCGGAACGAGCAGACCCGCGACGAGTGGCACCAGTTCTACAAGGACACCTACATCTCGCGTCTGACCCGGCGCGGGCAGGTCGTGTTCATCTCGAACGCCTGGCACCCGCGCGACCTCATGCACCGGCTGCAAGAGGAGCAGGGGTGGGTCACCAAGCGCTATCCGATCTGGTCAGAGGTGGACGGCAAGATGGTGCCGCTGTGGCCCGAGCAGTGGCCGCTGGAGCGCATCCTCAAAGTCCGAGAGAAGTTCGGCAAGGACCGGGTCTTCTGGGACCGCAACTACGAGTGTGTCGCCATCGACGACGCCTCGGTCACTTGGAAGCGTGAGTGGGTGGACGAGGCCGAGCGGTGCGGCCTTGGACTCCCGTGGCCCATCAACCTCGCGGCAGCTCACGGTGAGACGTTCCGCCAAATCGTCATCGGCGTGGACCTTGCCACCAAGCGACCTGGCTCCAGGCGTAAGACGGACGAGTCCATCCTGTGCGTGGTCGGGCAGCTCCACAACGGGCGGAAGCGCCTCCTTCAGATCCGCTCGGGCCGGTGGCACGGACCGGAAATCGTCTCCGAAATCCGTGAGATGCGACGCCGCTTCC